ATGGGTTAAATAACACGACACACGGACTACGACTAGGTGAGCTAGTGACGGTATGTGCGGGTAGTGGAGTCGGGAAGTCCCTGTTCTGTCGTGAGATTTGTCACCACCTGCTAGGTCTTGGCGAGACGGTAGGATACATAGCATTGGAAGAATCCGTCAGGCGTACTGCTCTTGGCATCATGGGTATTCATCTGAACAAACCGTTACACTTAGAGGATGATACAGTAGAAGTGGAAGCGTTACGTCCAGCATTTGAAGAGACAGTAGGGAACGGAAAGTTCTACACCTACGATCACTTCGGAAGTATGGACAGTGACAACCTGCTATCTAAGATTCGTTATCTGATAAAAGGGTTTGATTGTAAGTGGATATTCTTGGATCACCTGTCGATTGTTATATCAGGTATAGCAGGTGACGACGAACGACGGTTGATAGATAACACGATGACCAAGCTGCGTAGTCTTGTTGAAGAGACAAAATGTGGAATGATACTGGTGTCTCACTTAAAGCGTGTGGATAGTGGGCATGAAGAAGGAGGGCGAGTAAGTCTGCATCATCTACGTGGTAGTCAAGCTATCGCACAGCTATCAGACATGGTGATAGGGTTAGAACGAAATCAACAAGCAGATACAACAAGTAATGAAACAAGAGTAAGAGTACTGAAGAATCGTTTTAGTGGAGAGACAGGTCACTGTTTAACACTGCACTACGACCACGACACAGGACGGTACACAGAGGACAGAAATGTCTTTAAGGAAGATAAAACCAATAACAACCCATTCTAAAAATGACAGGAACTATTAACAGTATAATACCAGAGGAGCAACAGCGGGATATAATATGCAGACTTAGAGAGGAGTTTAAACAGAAAGTTAAGGATGCGGTGTTAGGTAAAGTTACTGCTAATACACCTAAATGGAAAGCCCAAGCTATAAACGATATATACATACATCCTAGAGACACTTGCAAGTTGGTAAATGCTATAGGGGAACTGATGATTAAGATCGTAGACCAAAACTATGACGTATGTAAAAAATATAAAAAGCGTAAATATAAATGAAAACACTATTCTTTGATATAGAAACAAATCCTATTGAGGACTGGTCGAACTTGACCGATCTTGACACGGTTCACTGTCTGAGTATATACGAACCTACCACTCCCAAGATGATTACCTATAACGGTGCTGGTATAAAGAACGGACTACAGGAGTTAGCTAAAGCAGACCGTATTGTTGGTCACAATGTTATAGGTTTTGATCTACCTGCTCTGTCCAAAATGTACAACTTCCATCCACCGCTGATTAAAGTATTAGATACAATGGTGATGGCTAAGTGTATAGTAGCAGATGTACGCAACGACGACTTCTTACGCCATAACTTTGACAAGGCTTTGATTGGTAGTCACTCGTTGAAAGCTTGGGGCAAGAGAATGCACAAAGTTACAAAGCTTGCATACGGTGAAGAAGAAGGAGCGTTTGATAGTTACAACGATGAGATGAGAAAATACTGTGAGCGTGATGTATTAGTAACTCAGTTGTTGTACGACTACTTATTATCCAGTAAACCATCCAGTCATATGTTAGCGATTGAGCATTGGTTTGCTTTTATCATGCGTAAACAGGAGGAGCAGGGCTTTCGATTCGATCTGGAAAAAGCAGAAAAGTTAGAGCTAAAGTTACTGGCTAAACGTGCTGAGTTGTTGGACAAGTTACAGACTGAGTTCCCGTCAAAGACAGAAGAGATGAAGACACCGAGTGGTTGGGAAGTCGAAGGATACACAGCACCGACTAAGGCAAAATTAAAGTTGATACTTAAAGATGCAGGGTTGAAGCAGTCACTTGCTAAAGATGCAGTTAAGTTAGCACCAAAGACTAAGACCATACCCTTCAACCCCGGTAGTCGTCAGCAGATTGCAGAACGCATGACTTCGTTAGGATATGAACTACCCATTGAACCAGACGCAAAGACTCCAAAGGTTGACGAAGCAGTGTTACGTAGTATTGACCATCCATTTGCAGAGGTGTTGTGTGATTACTTATTGGTTACGAAACGACTAGGACAATTATCAGAAGGTAATCAAGCGTGGTTGAAGTTAGCCAAAGAGGGACGGATACACGGTAGAGTAAATACAAACGGTGCAGTCACTGGTCGTTGTACTCATCAAAATCCAAATGTTGCACAAGTACCTGCCTGTCGTGCTGAATACGGTACGGAGTGCAGGGAACTTTTCAGAGCTGGACACGGGTACAAACTGGTAGGATGTGATGCTAGTGGTTTAGAACTACGGATGCTTGCACACTACATGGCTTTCTACGACGGAGGTGCATACGCCAGAGAAGTTATTGAAGGAGACATCCATACATTAAATCAGAAGGCTGCCGGATTATCTGAACGTGACCAAGCAAAGACATTTATCTACGCTCTTTTATACGGTGCAGGAGATGCCAAGATCGGTGAGATTGTTGGTGGTTCAGCCAGAGACGGACAGATGTTAAAGCGTAAGTTCTTGAGTAACCTGCCAGCGTTGAAACAGTTACAGGCAGAGGTACAACGAAAGGTAACAAACGGTGGTAAGTTGATTGGATTGGATGGTCGTGTGCTTCCTGTACGATCTCAACACGCTGCATTGAATATGTTGTTACAGTCAGCAGGTGCAGTATGTATGAAGGTATCTTCAATCCAGTTGTTTCATAAACTCAATCAATTAGGATGGGCACACGGTAGGGAATATGCTTTTGTAGCTAACGTTCACGACGAGTTCCAAGCTGAAGTAATTCCAGAGCGGGCAGAAGTGTTTGGTCAGTTAGCAGTCAAAGCAATTCAAGCATCTGGTAAAGAGTTAAAGTTAAATGTTCGATTAGATGGTGAGGCAAAGATAGGGGAGACATGGGCACAAACACACTAGAGGTACAGTACGACTATTACTTGAAACTTGCAGAATTATACGATACCATTGACCTCACCGTACCGTGGGACTGGAAGAAACAACACAATGATAGTATGCCATCTAGTAATGCACAACGAGTAGGAGCAATCGCAGAGTCTGTGTTTATAACAGAATGCCTCCAGCGAGACTTCGAACCACACACACCAATAACACCTATGCCGTGGGACTTTATCGTGACCTGTTCGGCAGGTGTGTTAAAGGTGCAAGTAAAATCAACCAGTGTCAGGAAAGCGAATACATTCAGTGTTAATACTTCCTCTGGTTGTGAGAGTAAGACCAAAATGTCGGAGGACTTAGATGTCGTAGCTATTTATATATCACCTAAGAAAGTGTGGTATCATATACCGAGATCAGAGCTACCGGGGAAAACAATTAAGTTGAACCCAGAACCTGAGAGTAAAAGTAAATATAAAAAATACCAAGATAACTGGAGCGTCTACTATGCGTAATAAGAAAACAATACTAATTGACGGTGATGTGCTGGCTTATGAAGCAGCTGTCATCTCTGAAGAATCAATCGAATGGAAGGAGGAACTCTGGACAGTACACGCTGATATGGCGTTGGCTAAAGAAAGAGTTAGTAATCGTGTTGAATCATTTAAAGAACTGCTGGGAGCAGATGAAGTCGTGATTGCTTTGACAGATCGAGCAAACTTTCGACGTAAATTAAATCCAGAGTACAAATCGAATCGTTCAAAAGCTCGACTACCTATTATACTTAAACAAGTAAAGCAGTGGATGATGGAAGAGTACGATGCTGAGTTGTGGAGCTGTCTGGAAGCAGATGATGTGTTGTCCATTTTAGCCACGGACAAGTGCATGGATGAAGAAACTATCATCGTTAGCATTGATAAAGACTTTAAGAGTGTACCCGGAATCTTCTACGACTACAACAAACAGGAGTATCATCACCCATCAGAAGAAGAAGCAGATAAGTATCACTTGATACAAACCATTGCAGGGGATCATACGGATGGATACAGTGGAGTGCCCGGAATCGGAATCACACGTGCTGAACGTATGTTAGAAGGTTGTGGGTACACATGGGATACAGTTGTGGGAGCATATAACGATAAAGGCTTGACTGAACAGGATGCTTTGATTAACGCATGGATGGCACGACTATTACGTAGTGATAATTATAACCAAAGAAAGAAAGTGATTAAGAACTTATGGACACCGAGAAACTACCAAACCAAGGATATACTAAAAATTTCTCCACAGGCAGCAAGCGTGACGGGGACGATGGACGTGGAAGACCCAGTCTTATACCTCCGCTCGCCCTACGATCTCTCGCCAAACGTTTTGAAGAAGGAGGAAAGATGTACGGAGACGACAACTGGAAGAAAGGTTTTCCTCTAAGTAGATTGTATGATTCGATGTTTAGACATTTGTTGGGGCTGGCTGAGGGGGACGACTCTGAAGACCATGCGGGTGCTATACTGTGGAATGCGTCAGCTTGGATATGGACGGAGAAACAAATAAAAGCTGGTAGATTACCACAAGAATTGGCAGATATATCATATAGAGATGAGCGAACAGACAATAACTGCTGACGGATTAGACCAAGCTTTAATAGGTAAGGATTACAAACGTGACAGAGCTGTTTATTCTATAGAAAAAATAGTAGAGATATTACAAGTTAGAGATAATATGACTTACGACGAAGCTATAGAGTTTTTTGATTTTAATATAGGAGGAGCTTATGTAGGCGAGATGACTCCGTTATATGTATGGACAAATGAGTGAAGATATAGAAAGTACTTTTTTAGGTTATAAGAGCTATCCAATTTTATGGAGATGTGAACATTGTGGAGATGAATACGATCCAGAATATCACTATGAACATGAACACTGTGAGGAAGAACATGAAGAAGATGAGTGAAGAAATCGTATTACCAGCGTTGAGTAAGTCTTTGATAGATAAGCTTGACAAACTCTTTCCTGATAAATGTCCCCTCTTGACAGATGAAGAGAGAATGGTATGGTATAAGACAGGACAACGTAGTGTAGTTAATTATTTACAACAGATTTACGACGAACAACTTCAACAGAATATAGTAACAAAGGAATAACACCATGTGCTTTTCATCACCCAGACCAGTCATTCAAGCTCCACCACCACCACCCGCACCACCACCACCACCTTTACAGATGGCTGAGAAAGCTGCACCTAAAGCACAGGCTGCTACTGGTAGGCGTAGAAGGAGAGGAACACAGCAGTTAACAGCCCGTCGTCGTCCTACTATTGGAGCTGGCATGGGTGGAGGAACTGGCGTACAATTACCACAATAACAACATTAAATAAATATTATGAGCCTTCGCACACTAGATAAAAAGACATTACTCTCAGACGCTACATCAGCGGGAGCGGGTAGTGCATTCGGAGTCGAGCGTACTAAGGGATGGACTTTCGTTATTTCAACGACTGTTTCTGGTACTGCGACCATAGCTATACAAGCATACATTGGGGGTGGTTTCAAAACGATACACTCTCAGGATGTAACTTCAGACGGTAACATCGTAGTAAGAGATGACCACGGACACTACGAAAAGTTAAGAGCTAACATTACTGCTTATACCAGCGGAACACATAGCGTATTCGCTACTGGAACGGTTGATTCGTTGTAATGTCTATTACTTTCACAGACGAGTTAGAAAAACCTAACGCTATTACCGGGTTGCCTAATCAGATGACTCGACCTGCTTTTGGTACTTTATACGGTTTTGACGTACCAACTGTATCAGGAGTAGATGGTGCTTTACTCACCGAACCGTTAGGAGATACATTAGTAACTGAACCAGCAGGAGACCCAATCGCATTTGAACCAGCATAACAATCATGGCTAACAAAAAGATATTTGCAGACTTAACGGAACTAACATCAGCTAATAACGCTGACGTACTTCCAATAGTTGACGACACGACAGGAACACCCACAACTAAAAAGATAACCGTAGCTAATCTAATCGCAGCTGCACCACAAGGTGATCTTTTAGCTTCAAACAATCTAAGTGATGTGGCGAGTGCTTCTACGTCACGTACTAATTTAGAAGTAGGTAAGATAACTTCTGGAACGGCTACCAACTTACCGAGTAGTCCGGCTGCTGGAGACATTTATCTCGAAACAGACTCAGGTAAGCTTCGGTGGTGGAATGGTACGGTATGGAACACTTTTGATTTTGATTTACAACTTGATCCTGCATATGCTTCAAGACAATTAGGTTATAGCGGTGGTCTGTTTAGTAGCACTAATTACAACATTTCCACTCAACCCATCATGCACTTTGACGCTGCTATTTTGGATGGAAGTGATCAAGCCAACAACCCATCAGCCGGTTCAGCAGTAAGTGCTTGGGGGGATAGAAGTGGTCAAGCTGTTAATTACGATGCTTCTCAAGCTACAGGTTCTGCACAACCTACTTTTAATGTTAGTGGTGACGATAAGTATGTTAGCTTTGATGGCGGCGACTTTTTAGATTTTACTGATTACACGCTTCCTACCGCATTTAATGTAGTAATGGTAGCAAACACTTCTGCTGATGCTGATACCCTTCTACCTATCGGCACGGATACTAATAGTCAATATATCCTTCTGGAGTATACTGGCACTACTTATGGTGTTTTCGGAAGTGCTGTGGACAATACATACGGTCCTCACTACAACTCTATCCAGCAGTTTTGGTCTACTAGGGATGGCAGTAATAATCACAATATTTATGTACAAGGAGGAAACTCTATTATCTCTGTAAGCACTACCTTAACTCGTACTTTAGCAAGAATAGGTAAAGCAAACAACGCAATTTACCACAAAGGCGATATTTACGAGATTATTGTTTGGGGGAGTGATCTTTCAACTACCGATAAAAACACAGTAAATAGCTACCTAGCTAACAAGTATAGTTCGCTTCCAACATTAACTGCATTCTCTTAATACCTATGAAATATTCAGTACATTCCACGCAAGAAGAAGCACAAGCAGAGATAACTCGAATTGAAGCTTATCTTGGGATTCCAACCGTAGGTACTATTAGATATGCAACGCCCGAAGAAGTTGATGGGCAATGGCGTTTTCGTGCCAAAGAGACTGGACCTTGGAAGTGCGATGATGTGGCAAACAATGTAGTCGAAATCGAAGACTAAAGAAATGCACGAAACAGCCCAAGGGTTATATCACTCGTTGGAAAACCAGCGGTGGTCTTTTTTAGACAGAGGTCGTACATCTTCCGAACTTACACTTCCTTATGTTCTACCACCAGACGGACACAACTACGCTACTAAATACTATACACCATATCAAGGTATAGGAGCTAGAGGTGTATTGAATCTGGCTAGTAAGTTGTTGTTAGCTTTGTTGCCTCCGAACGCTCCGTTCTTTCGTTTAGTGATTGATCGGTATGAACTGGATAAAGCAAAAGCGGAGTTAGGACCAGAAGGTGCAGAACAACTACGTAGTGATCTTGAGAAAGCATTAGCTGAAGTAGAGCGTACTGTATCTCAGGAAGTGGAGGTATTAAACTTTAGAAACGGTATCTTCCAAGCACTAAAGAATCTTCTTATTAGTGGTAATAGTTTGTTGTACTTACCAGATGAAGGAGGAATGCGAGTCTTTCGATTGGATCGTTACGTCGTTAAACGTGATCCAATGGGCAACGTCACACATATAGCTGTAAAAGAAACGGTAGCACCAATGATGTTACCAGAGAGTGTGCGTGAAGAAGTTTATCGAACAGAAAAGGAAAACACCTGTGATCTTTACACATCCATCATACGAGAAGGAGACAAATACAAAATCAAACAGGACGTCAAAGGAATGCTCATCGAGGAAAGTGTGGGTGAGTATCCAATTGAAAAGTCCCCGTGGCTTCCGTTACGCTACACCCAGATTGATGGAGAGGACTACGGCAGGGGATTTGTTGAGGAGTACATCGGTGACATCAAATCGTTGGAGTCGCTTACGAAAGCTATCGTTGAAGGTAGTGCAGCTGCTGCCAAGGTGTTATTCATGGTTAACCCGAACGGTACGACACGGGCAAGAACGTTAGCAGAAGCACCGAACGGAGCAATCGTACAGGGTTCAGATGGAGATGTATCTGTTCTGCAACTAAATAAATTTAATGACTTCCGTACTGCACAAGCTACTATGGCTGGTATTACGGATCGGTTATCACAAGCATTTCTTCTGACAAGTGGGGTTGTTAGAGACGCTGAGAGAGTGACCGCTGAGGAAATAAGAATGCTCAGTCAAGAACTGGAAGCAGCCCTTGGCGGTCTCTACTCTCTTTTATCACAGGAACTACAACTACCAATCGTTAGTCGTTTGATGGATCGTATGTCCAAAGATAAGCGTTTGCCTAAACTACCAAAAGATATTGTTAAACCTACCATTGTTACGGGCGTTGAAGCACTTGGTCGTGGTAATGATTTACAACGTCTTGATCTGTTCCTAGCTGGAGCGAATCAGGTAGTAGGACCACAAGCGGTCAATCAATACTTAAATGTTAGTGATTATTTTAAACGTCGTGCTACAGCTCTAGGCATTGAAACCGAAGGGTTGATTAAGACTGACGAAGAAATTCAACAAGCTATGCAACAAGCTCAAATGATGGAGATGGCACAGAAGCTGGGACAACCCGCAGTCGCACCTGCCATCAACGCAGCTCAGGAGCAGTACATGGCACAACAAGAACCACCTACTGAAGAGACATAACAATGGCAGAACTACACCGAGTAGAAATAAACGAACAAGCACCGAACGAGATTGAACCCGATAAACAGCCGTCAGAGGAGGTTAAAGAACCTCAAGTCGAGCAAGAACGCCCAGAATGGTTACCAGAGAAATTCGAGTCAGCGGAAGCAATGGCGAGAGCCTACGGAGAACTGGAAAAGAAAATGGGAGCAGGGGCAAATCAACAAACACAAGAAGAAGAAGTAACAGATGAAGGAGATGTTCAAGATGACAACAACGACAACGCAACTGATAATCAAGAGAACGGTAATTATAATGAAGCTGTTGTGGAAGCTAGTCAGGAGTTCTTTGCTAATGACGGTCAACTGTCTGAAGAGACTTATAAAAAGCTTGAGGAAGTAGGACTACCACGTGATCTCGTTGATAGCTATGCAGCTGGACAACAAGCACTCTTACAGTCAGAAGAAGGAGAGATTAAAAGTATAGCGAATGGACAGTTCGATGCTATGGCTGACTGGGCAAACGACAACTTGACTGAAGAAGAGATTGACGCATTTGATGACATCGTTACAACCGGGTCAAAGGAGCAAGCAAAGTTTGCAGTAAAATCACTTTACGAAAGATACGCACAAGCAAACGGAACTTCACCTAAATTAGTACAGGGTGCAGTTAATGGTAGTTCAGTCATGCCGTTTAGAAGTATGCAGGAACTAGCTCGTGCCCAATCTGATCCTAGATATAAAAGTAACGATAAAGCATATCACGAAGAGATTGACAGACGACTTTCTGTAAGTAACCTTATATAAATATTAGTAGTCGATTAGTGTAGAGACGTCTTGGTCTTTGGTTTTTCTCCCTTTGTTTCTTGGTTTCAAAGGTTTTTTTCTAAAGTTCCAAGACGTCTTTTTATTTGCCGATCTAATTCTATTTAGATATGATTAAAAACATGGCATCTGAGATAGGCGAAAGTACACAAGTCAAAGCCAACCTAGCGTTCATGGCAAAGGTCATCGCTATTGTAGGTACGGCAGTATGGGGGTACAGTGTTATCTGGAACAAACTAACTACGCTAGATAACGGACTGGATAGGGTACAGCACGAAGGGACTTTATTAGGCGATCTATCAGCACGAATGATGCACATAGAGAAGTTTGCAGAACAAGCTAAAAGCGACTTAGACCATCTGGTTGAGATGCAAGATATGCCAATTACTTCTGACCATCAACAGTTTGAGAGAATAAAGTATTTAGAAAAAGAACTGGATTTACTACGTGCAAAGGTAGAAGGGATGAGATGAAACAATGGGTGAGTTACTTATGTTATTTATTACAGGCGGTGGTAGCACGGCTATGGGTGCAATCCTTAAAGGTGTTTTTGGTTATGTGTTCGAAGCCCGTCAGCAAAAGCACGATATTGAGATGGCGAGGGAAGCTAGAGCGAATGATAATTTTCTTAGACTCCAAGCTGAGTTGGCTAAAAGCGGTGTTAATGAGTTTGTTTCTTTTACTCGTCGTTGTCTTGCTATTATCGGGGTGTCTACGCTCTGCTCGTGTATCATCCTCTGTACCCTCTATCCCAACGCAGAAATACTTACCGTCACCAATGCAGACGGAGAGGGATACAACGAGTTCTTCTTCGGGTTATTCAAATGGCAAGCTGCACAGAAGCCGATCATTATTTCTTCTGGACACATCAGCCTTATGGGATGCACGGTAATTTTACCTTGTATTTTAGGATTTTATTTTGGTCCAAGTGGTAAGAGAGGCTAGTAGGGTTGACAAACTCTTGTTTTGTTACTTTACTAATAGTAATCATTTTATAGACAATTAACGACAATTAGTCCCTAGACCCTCTGCGGAGGACAATCCTGCGAACGAACGAAGTGAAAGTCACCCAAACAATAAACAATAAATTATAACATACGTAATAAAGGAGATTATATATCATGGCTAATGGAGATACATCCCCCTCACGCGTAGGTCAGATTAATGGTGCTGGTGATGTTGATGCGTTGTTTCTCAAGAAGTTCAGCGGTGAAATCTTGCAAACCTTTGAAGAATCTAATGTCTTTAAAGCTCTGCATACCGTTCGTACAATTGAAAACGGCAAATCTGCACAATTCCCAGTAACAGGAGTCGCCTCCGCTTCATATCACACCCCCGGTGAAAACATCGCTGACGCTGGTAACAGCTACTTGAGCGACATCAACAAGGCTGAAAAAGTCATTACCATCGACAAGATGCTTTTGGCTTCCACGTTCTTGTCAAACATCGACGACGTTAAGAACCACTACGACATTCGTTCAGTTTACGCTAACGAGTTGGGTAAGGCTCTTGCTGTTCGTTTTGACACCGCTCTTGCTAAAGTGTTCATCGCTGCTGCTCGTAGTGCTGCTGCCGTAACTGGTGGTAAAACTGGTGGTATCCTCGACGTTTCTGCTAACGCAGTGGGAGACGGATCGGATTCGGCAGACGACACGGACAACACTGATCCAACTGGTGCTGAATTAACCGCTGCTCTCTTTACCGCAGCTCAAAAGCTCGACGAGAACGACGTACCTTCAGACGGACGTTTTGCAGTTATTCGTCCTCAAGAGTATTACAAACTAATCACTGGTGGAGCTGGTTCGCTTGCTATCTCTACTTCCGCAGTCAATAAAGACGTCGGAGGTTTAGGAAGCATTGCTTCTGGTTCGATTCCTCAAGTTGCTGGTATCAGCATTTACAAGAGTAATCACATTCCATCAACTGATTTGTCTACTACTTCTACTGGAGACGGTGCTGCTAGTAACGATGTGTTTGGTGCTAACGGTGTCGGATACAATGGTAACTTTACCAATACTCTTGGTGTTGTTTCTCATTCCGCTGCTGTTGGAACTGTTAAACTGCTTGATCTTGCTACCGAGTCCGAGTATCAGATCGAGCGTCAAGGTACGCTTTTTGTTGCGAAGTATGCTATGGGTCACGGAGTCCTCCGTCCTGAGTGTGCTATCGAGCTTCAGAAGTAACAACTTGCTTTCTCTCGGTGTTGGGAGGTCTGTGATTCGTTCCGCTCCCCTCTCCGAGATTAATCTTTTATAATTAGCTATGGCACTTACTACGAAACTAAACGCTGTTAATACAATGATCTCCGTTATCGGGGAAACACCCGTCAATACATTAGGAGGTACAAGCGTTCCAGTTACCGTAATCCAAGCTGAAACCGTGTTAGATGAAACCAGTAAAGCAATACAATCAGAAGGTTGGCACTTTAACACAGAACACAAATACACCCTTACACCTGACGCTGGTACAAGTAAGATCAATCTGCCTAGTAACACTCTAAGAGTTGACCTAGACCCAGAGATTTACACAGACGTCGATCCAGTACAACGTGGTTTAATATTGTATGATCGTAAGGAACACACTGATATATGGACAAAGGCAGTAGAAGCCTCCATAACTTTTGAGTTGGAGTTTACAGAACTACCCGAACAATTCCGACACTACATCACAATTAAAGCAGCTCGTATCTTTGCTAATCGTTTTTTAGGTAGTCGAGAGATTGAAGGGTTTGCTTTGCGTGATGAGATAGAAGCGAAAGCTAGAGCGATTGATAGTGACTCCGAAGCAGCGGATCGTACTATCTTTGACAACTACAGCGTATTGAGAGTCTTGGACAGATAAGCTATGCCGTTACTTGTAACAAGCGTACCGAATCTCGTACAAGGTGTATCGCAACAACCTGATAATTTACGTTATCCCGGTCAAAGTGATGAGCAGATAAATGCTTGGTCCACAGTTGTTGAGGGATTAGTAAAGCGACCCAATACGGATTATGTAAAAAGCATAACACCCACAGACGACTCTGATTTATTTACTCATTTTGTTAAGCGTGATGAAACTAACAAATACGCAGTTACTGTAGGTGAAAGCGGTGGAACAGTACAAGTTAAAGCCACAAACCTTGAGACAGGTGCAGATATTCCTGTTTCAACTACATCTATAGCCACTAGTTACCTCAGTGGTATAACCACACCTAGAACAGACTTAACAGCGTTAACAGTTGCTGACTATACATTCCTTGTTAATAAGAATAAGGTAGTCGCTAAAAGCACGGAAGAATCGAATTACTCTAGGTTGCCTCCCAAAGAAGGCTTAATTGTTGTTAAGTTAGGAGACTACGAAAAGAACTACAGCGTCTTTATTAACGACACATTAGTTCCTTATGACAGCACAGTTACCCTTTTAGCTCCTAGCACTCATACCGACCCCAGCCCGTCTTCTGCTACATATAGATCGGATAAATCTTCGACAAGTGGTTTTGCTGCGGATACAACTAAGATAGCTAACGACCTAAAAGAACTTATAGACGCTTACATAGCGGTAAACTCTACGGCAACAACACAATCCGTACAAAATGTTAATATAACAGGAGGGTTCGGTCTTCCGTATGCTCCCTTAATAGACGCTGGAGCTGTTTCACCTACGGTAATAAATGCAGACGTTTACAAAATAGAATTTACTTTAACTCAAGGCACTACTGGAACAGGAGCAAAAGGATACATATTAACTAACACAGACGGCTCTATAGCGAGTGCTGAATTAACAAACCAAGGAACGGGCTATGACGCTTCGTTAACAACAACTTTAGAAATACAAATATATAAAGGTAGATGGGTTTTTTCGCCTACTATTGGAACAAATTGGTTTGGGTGGTCTCTTTTCCAAACAGTTACATCGTCTAATGCCTCTAACTTTGGTTACACTTTTCCGACACTAGGCACAGTAGTTATACCCAACGTTGCAGGAGCTACTTATGAAGTAGATGTTAAAGAAAGTATTATTCGATTAAAATCAGTTAGATATGTACAACATAATACTACTTTTTATTCTTTAATTAAAGATCATACAGCAACGAGCGATAGTGAGCCGGGTGTTGGTTCTGATTGGACAGAGTATTGGCAAGAAGCTCCTGCATCAATTACAAATGCTCAAGCGTGGGTTAACAGTGCTGTTTATAAGTTATCAGACTTCAGTATAAGAACCTCAGATGGACTTAGCGATCAAGGACTAGGTGCTATCTATAAAGAAGTTAATAGCATTACCGAACTACCTGCTGTCTGCTATAATAATTTTAAAGTTAAAATAGTAGGGGACGCTGATATAGACCAAGATGATTATTATGTTGCTTTCAAAACAAAGGACGGCATGGATTTTGGTGAAGGTTCTTGGATTGAAACGGTCGGATGGTGGAATGACGGTGCTTCAGCGAGCGATGTAGAAGCTTTAAAAAATGCTTTTGATCCGTCAACAATGCCTATAACTTTAAAACCTGTTTTTACAGGGAATACAGTAACTTCGTTTAAATTACAGTCACCCAACGAAGATTCAACTGATGCACCTAAATGGAGTCAAAGAGCAGCAGGTGATAACTTAACAAATCCATTTCCGTCGTTCACTAATAAAACAATAAACGATGTATTCTTCTTTAAGAACCGCTTAGGTTTCCTAACAGACAGCAACGTTATCTTTAGTGAAGCAGACCAGTACTTTAATTTCTTCAGAACGACCACACAACAGTTGTTAGACTCTGCACCGATAGACGTAGGACTCAGCCACACTAAAGTAGCGATCCTTCAACACGCTATACCGTTTCAAGAAAAGTTAATGCTATTTAGTAAGCAGTCTCAGTTCGTATTAAGAGGTGCAGAGATATTGAGTCCAAAGACGGTAGCTATTTCACCTGTCACAGAGTACGATATATCTGACAACATAGAACCAATTGCTTTAGGTAACTACATTTACTTTCCATTTAAGAGACAATCGTTTGAAGGTTTGTATGAATACTACGTTGATAACAATACCGAGGTATTTGAAGCTACTGAGATTACAGCACAAGCCCCAAAGTATATTCCATCTGACATCACGCATCTTGTAGGAACGGCTTCAGAGAACATGGTTATCTGTAAGTCCAGCACGGAAGCTAGGTCGTTGTATGTCTATAAATACTACTGGCAGAATAAAGAGAAGATACAGAGTGCATGGATGAAGTTTACTTACAGCCGTGACATTAGAGGTTTTGATTTTATAGATTCTGACTTGTACTTAATAACAAGTGACTCTACAGGTTTACACCTAGAAAAAGCTACAATGGAGACAGGTCAGACAGATACAGGACTGACTTACAAGTTGTTGTTAGATAGTAGGTTAGACAGTGCTGAGACAACTTTATACACCTTAACAGCTACCTACGATGCTGCTTCTAAGACTACTACGATTAGTGGGTTTCCTTACGATCCTGATTTAAATGGGGATGGTGTAGCAGATTTACAGATTTATACAAAAGGTGGTAATTATAAGGAGTTTACTCGTACATC